TCTAAACATATCCAAAGACATTGGTATTTATTGGGATGGGGTGTTTAATAAAGCTGAAAACACATTTAGTTATAATGGGCATACTTTAGAGTTCTTTAGTGCCGATGATTCACAAAAGATTAGAGGTTCAGCCAGGGACATTGCATGGCTCAATGAGGGCAATGAATTATTATTAGAGGAATATAGGCAATTGGCAATGAGAACTAGAAACAACATTATTATTGATTTTAATCCATCTGATCCTATTCATTGGATTTATGATTTAACTGAAAGAGATGATGTTGATTTGTTTTTATCAACTTACAAAGACAATAAGTTTTTACCAAAAGAATTAATAAAAGAAATTGAGAGATTAAAAGATCGTGATCCTGATTATTGGCGAGTGTATGGTGAGGGACAAAGGGCAGTATTTAGTGAAAGGCAAATATTTAGGAATTGGAATTATATTCCACACAATGAGTTTCCTGAATTAGATGATGTGATATTAGGATGTGATTTTGGATTCTCAATGGATAATCTAGCAATATGTATGGTGGGTAAACAAAATGATAAATTATATATTCATGAACTTATGTATAAAAAGGGAATGACCAATAGAGATATTGCAAACTTTTTAAAAGAAAATAAATTAAGTGAAATGTTAATGTATTGTGATAGTGCCGAGCCAAAGAGTATTGAGGAATTAAGGCAAATGGATATATTAGCCAAACCAGCTGTAAAGGGACCAGGATCAATAAATGCTGGAATATCATTACTAAAAGAATATGACATTTATGTAAGTCATGAATCTAAAAACATACAAAAAGAGCAACAAGCATATTTATATGAACAACTAAAAGATGGCACAATCATAAACAAACCAAGGGGTGGTAGTGATCACCTAATGGATTCAATTAGATATGCCACTTATTCTAGATGGAAAAATAGAAATGACTTTTTTGTTATATAAAAAAGAAATTTAATATTTTGTATTTTTACAAAAAATTATATATTAATGGCATCATTCTTTGATAGGTTTAAAAATCTAATAATAAAAAACACACAACAAACAGCCAAGGAATATAACAGAGCAATCTATAATTATTTAGGTCAAAGTGTTATATTTAATCCTGAAAATGATGATAATTATATCAATGAGGGTTACAGAAAAAACTCAACTGTTTATTCAATAATTAATCTAATAGCTAAAGCAGCATCATCAGTTCCACTACATATTTATGAAAAAAGAAGTGATAATGAATTGAAAAGATATAAAGCCATGACTAGTGGGATGATCGATGGAACTATTATTCATAAAGCTAACATGCTTAAAAAACACGCATTGATTGAACTAGAACATACTGATTTGCATGAATTATTAGATCGACCAAATCCAGCACAATCTTATGCATCATGGATTAGTGAGGTTGTTGCATTTGGTAAACTTACAGGCAATAGATATATCTATGGCATTGCACCTGATACTGGTGATAATGTTGGAAAATATAAAGAATTATATGTTATGCCATCACAAATAATGGAGGTTGTAAGTGGTGGAATATTAGAACCAGTCAAAGAATATAGAGTTGAGTACAATGGTCAATATTCAATTCCAGCTGATCAAATATGCCATATTAAAGATTTCCAACCTTATTATGATGGTAGTGGTTCACATCTTTATGGTCAATCACCACTTAAAGCTGGTTTTAGAGCAATGACCACAAATAATGAGGCAGCTGTTACTGGTGTTAAATATTTACAGAATCAAATGGCTAGGGGTGTTTTAATGAGTGATGAGGGTGATCTTAATGAGGTCCAAGCACAACAATTAAAAGATAAATTTAAATCTAATTATCAATCAAGTAATAATGCTGGTGATGTAATCATTACACCTAAAAAACTTAGTTGGGTAAACTTTGGTTTATCGGCAGCTGATCTATCATTAATAGAACAATATAATGCATCGGTAAAAGATCTTTGTAATGTGTTTAATGTTCCAGCTGTATTACTTAACAATACTGAATCTAGCACATATAACAATGTTAAAGAGGCAAAGAAAGCATTATATCAAAATGCTGTAATACCTGAAATGCTTAAAATTAGAGATGAGTTAAATAGATGGTTATCACCTAAATTTGGTGAAAAGATTTATATTGATTTTGACTTTTCTGTTATTCCTGAACTACAAGAGGAAATGGATAAAGTGGTTGCTCAAATGTCCCAGGCATGGTGGATCACACCAAATGAAAAAAGGGCATCGATGAGTTATGCAGAGGAAGAGAATGAGGCATTGAATGATTTTTATGTTCCAGCTAACTTATTACCAATTAGTGGTGGTGATGTTGAAATGCCTGAACCACAACCACCAAATGATGATATTGATAAAATGCAAGTAAAGTATGAGGTTGTTGGTATGCCTGATAATTTTACAACTAGAGAGGAAGCTGAGGAGAGAGCAAGAGAAATGGGTGGTGAGGGATCACATTCTCATACAATAGATGGTCAAACATTCTATATGCCATTCCCAACACATGAGGAATATATGGATGCAAAGAAAAGATACAATGATGAGGATGAGGATAAAAAGAATGAATTTAGTGCTAGAGTTGAAAAGGCATTAAAAAAAAAAGCTGATGATCACAATGCATCAGTAACATCACCATCAAAAAAAACATCATTAAGAACATTAAAAGTTGTATTTAAAAGAGGTGTTGGTGCATATAGAACAAACCCACAAAGTGTGCGACCAAGTGTATCTAGTGAGGATCAATGGGCATATGCAAGGGTAAATTCTTATTTGTATGCATTAAGAAATGGTAAATTCAGATCAGGGAAACATGATACTGATTTATTACCTGAGGGACATCCAATGAGTTCTAAGAATGAAAACAAAGCTGAGGGATATGATGACTATCCACAAACTGCAACTAACAATGCTAAAAGAGTAAAAAACTGGATTGATAAATATGGTAGAGATGAGGTTGATGGTATGACTAATGTAGGATTAGCTAGAATGAATCAATTGATTGCTAGAGAAAAATTATCTTTATCAACATTAAAAAGAACTTTTAGTTTCTTATCTAGAACAAAAGGTGGTGGATATAATAAGATAAATCCTGATTTTCAAGATACACCATGGAAAGACAAAGGTTATGTTGCATATTTAGGATGGGGTGGTGAGGCAATGTTAAATTATGCTGAAAGAAAATTAAAGCAAATAGAAAATGAATAATGCCAAACAAGATTTCAAAAGATTTATGGAGGGAAATATTTAATCAATATTCATTAGCAATTGTTGATGCCAATATTGTAAATGTTTCTAATACAGCGAAACAAACATTAGTAAAGGTTGCTGAAAAGCTATTTCGTGATCCTGATTTTGCTGTTATGGGTGTTGATCAAAAAGCTAGAATATTAAGAGGGCAATATAAAAAATACTCAAGATTCCAAGCTGAGAGATTAGTTAGAACTGAATCAAACAGATCAGCAAACTATGCTACAATGCAAAGTGCAAAAAGTGTTTTTGATTCTAACGAAATGGATAAAACTTGGATTCATAATACATTGGCAAATGAAAGAGAATGGCATAAAAACTTTGAACCTAAAACTATTCCATATAATGATTATTATTTATTAGAGGGTGATCAAATGTTTCAACCTGGTGATGGTAGTGCTAAGAACATTATTAATTGTAGATGTACCATTGCACCACATCCAAACCAAGGGACATTAGATGAAAGTGGATATAAGGATGAATTTGATAATCAAAGAACAAAAGCTGAAAACAAAACTATTCCTAAAACTCAAAGATATTATGAAAAGGAATATAATAAAACAGTAAACATAATTGCCGAAACTGGAAACATACCATATCAAGATGCATTTAATTATGAATCTATGAAATCTATGTATAAAGATATAATACTTGATATTGCTGTATTTTTTGCAATATGGTATGCCGATAATATTGAAACCTATCTAAAAAATGGTTAGTAAATAATTTAGTAATTTTACAAAAAATTTAGTTATGGATTTTATTTACAAAGCAGCACCACTTGGTGAGTTGTCTGATTATGATGAAAAGAACTCAATCGTAAAAGGTTATGGTTCTTATTTTGGCAATAAGGATTCGGACAATGATGTCATTGCTAAAGGTGCATATCAAAAAACAATAAAGGAAAATGGCAACAGAGTAAAATACTTGTATCAACATAATATGATGCAACCAATTGGTAAGATGAATGAGTTGTATGAGGATGATAAAGGTTTAGTATTTGTTGCTGAAATACCTAAAACTCAATTAGGAAAAGATGTAATTGAACTAATGAAAAGTGGTGTAATTACTGAAAACTCTGTTGGAATATTGCCTATTCAAAAAGAGGATAGGGGTGATTACAGAGAACTAAAAGAGGTAAAATTGTTTGAGATTTCAGCTGTAACATTAGCTGCAAATGATCAGGCAAAAATAATGGATGTCAAAGGTTCTAAAATGATTGATGACATTTATAAAAGATACGATAACCTTTGTAAGTTAATTCGTAAAGGAAACATCTCAGATGAGATGGGTTATGCCATAGAGGGCGAAATATACAAACTTAAATCTTTATTCATTGATACTACTCAGCCAGTTGAGGAAACTACTGAGCCAGTTGAACAAAAATCAGAGTTTGATGTTTATAAATATTTGTTGAATAATTTAAAATAATTTTCTATAAAAATGGAAGATAATGTAAAAAAACAGCTAGATCAATTAGGAAACATCATTGATGAAAAGA